AATCATCTTTTCTTGATGATAATGTCCTAGTGAATTTAGAGACTGTGCTTTGGCCTTTAGAAGCCTGATTGCATTACGATGCTGTTTCGACATTGCTATTTTCACGTGCATCAAGCTCGAAAATACACTATCCCTGGTGTTTGGGTCAAGATCTTCCCTGTCTGCATTTGCTTCTTTTGCTTCTTGCAGCATAACTGCACGAAGGGAAGGTGACAGAAAAGCAGCAGGTGATCCTACTAACTCGGCAGGTGCACATCCTTCAGTGATCTGTTTTGGGAGAATATGAAGGGACCTAATTCGTTCTTTCTCGGCCGAATTTAGCGACCACCTTTCCTCTATGCTGTCAATCATGATGCGCTGTACATATGACGCAGTGGACAAACCCTGACCGGCCAGTGCAATGTCACGAGACACTGCGAATGTGTTTAGATAATCTCCAACAAGGGACGGGGCACTTGGTATAACAATGAGTGATACCAGCTCTCGGAAACCCAAAATCGGACAAGTCTCACCAATTCCAGTATCCTGAGAATTGAATTCTCCTTTCACTGCCGATATAATCTCCTTAACAAGATTTGGTGTGACGCTAACAGATCTGAGACACACTTTCCTGATATCCCTGACAAGTTGGAGGAAAATTCTAGCACTGATCTGCTTATCTGATCTTGTCAAATGGTAGCTTGTGTCAACGGCCTGACTCTCTGCCAGTATGGTACTATCATCAGAAGTCACCATGATGTGGTCTATCATTTTAGCCTTTTTCCCGTTTACTACAATCTGGCAGAGTTTCGCAGCGTTGATCGTCATGATCAGCCCTCCAGCATGCAGAAGCGAGCTGCTATGGTGAGACATTCCCTGCCCCATATGATGGGATGTGGTATACCAAACCACGGGTGTCCCTGCTTCGTAACAAGCCACAGGCATCTGTTCCATCCATAACAAGGTGGAGTTGGCAGCACCATGGGTGTCAGCATGAGCACATTTCTTTTGAAGATAAGGTACTACACTTTTGGAGAGTAGCATTCGTCGATACGCTAGCCGAGCATAGACAACTGATGCCCATTTCAGGTGCATTGAAAGGGTTCCGAGATACAGGAGCATAATTGCGATAGCAAAATTTGACATGCTTGGCCCATAGCGAGTGGCATCAGAACTTTGGATTCCACCGCCGGAAGATAGTATTCGAGCCGAAGTTCGATAAAACTTGCCATTCTTATTAGTATCTTTGAGGAAATCGACATGTGTTGTTTTGCCATAAAGCCCACAAATTAGTTCGGCATCGGACAAACATACATCGAGTCAGGATCTGTGATAGAGATTTCACGTACCTTGTGTTCGCCAGCCTTGGGATGGTTAAAGAAACATGGAATATTAATAAAAAGGAAACGATATGTTTGACTTATGGTAGAAAGGAAGTCATCTATACCTTGTGAAATCATCATTTCCGCGACGGTTCCTTTCTCGAGTTTCTTATCACCATTAATTCGAGCTGAGTGTCGAACAGTAAAATGGTTGACTATGGTTCGGGCTGTGGTGCCTCTGCCATATCGTCTATCGAACGCTGCTGCACTGCCTCGTGTGTTGAGGGCAAATCCTGCAGCTAGGCTGCCAATCCATGACCAACCCATCTTGCCGTCAGTTCCTAGGTTGCAAGTAGTCCTAAGGCAAACTCTCAGATCATCGATTGTAATTTTCTTTGACTGGAGCAGTTTGCTCTGCAACAATAAGTCAGGAACACGCATAGCTGCTGTATCTTTAAGGAACTTTGCTTCATCGTGAAGGCCAATTATGCAGTCGGAAAAGCTCTTGGAAGAGTCCGCAAACTGGC